CCGTGCTGGACTTCCTGGCCGATGCTGACATCGAGCCCATGAGCGGCGCCGTCACGATCGACGATCGCACCGTCATGCACATGCTACGGGATGCCAAGGTTTCGCGCGGTGCCGCGCTGTCGGTCGCGGATCTTCAGCGTCTGCCGGACATCCTGGGCGAGCCGCAACAGATCCTGTTCGACGCGGCCGACCCGGCGCTGGTCTATGTGTTTGCACCGGCCGAGGGCGAGCTGGGCAAGGTGATCGTGCGGGTGGACTTCTCGACGAAGCTGGACCGGCAGCGCGTCGTGACCAACTCGGTCAGGACCGGCGGCCTGGTCGACCCAGGCGATCTCGCCGCGAAGCTCCAAGATGGAGCCGCGCGGTATCAAATCGTCGTCAGTGATTAAGGCCGCAGTCGCCGGGGGGTACGCCACTTTCCCCGTAACAGTCGATCTTTCGACCCACCAAACCGGACCGGCGGTTTCCCGGTTGTCGCGGCGGCTGCAGGCCAATGATAATGGGTGCTGAACCACGGACATTCAACAGGATTGAGGGCGCGATGAACTCGGAAAAGACGTACGTTCTTGCCATCCTCGCCATGAGCTGGCTCGTGTTCGTAGCCTTCGCAGGCTCTTTCCACCCGGACTTCCTTGTGCCCCTGTTCGACTGGGGACAGAGCGCACCGGCTTGGGTGCAGGCAATTGGATCGATCGTCGCTATTGCCGTGGCGCTCTATGTCCCGTTTCGCCTCCATGCCAACTCGGAGCGCCGTGACGCGCAGCAGCGCCATGTTCGATCAAAGGCCTTGGCCCTGATCATAGGCCCAGCTGTGGAAGGACTGTGTGAGCAAACGATTGCGCGTGTCGCTCGAATTCAGAAGGCTATCGCCGAGATGGCCCACCCGCTGCCGATCACTGGATGCTTTTACGTCATCGCGAACAACGAAATACCTTCGGTGCATGAGAGCCTACAGGCTCGTGTAGATCAGCTCTATTTGCTCGATCCCAAGGTGTCCGATCCCCTGATCGAGCTGCTGGCCTACCTTCCGGTTTTCGAAATGCATCGGAAGGATATTCTTGGGAGGTACCACAATCTCCCCGATACGACCGAAGTGGTGGCCTTCTTGAAGGAGTTCTCAGAGAAGAGTGAACTCCTGACGATTTTAGCAAAGAGTGTCCAGGTATGGTTTCCGGTGCTCCGTGACGGAACCGAGGGGGCCATCGAACGGATTAGCGCTTTATTGGAACAAGAGGCCGGTGAATAAGACCGGCCGAAATTCGCGCCGCCTAATGCGAAGGTCGCCCCTGGGCTAGGCAAAGCCACCTAGAATTTATTAAACGTGGAATTCAACGCCCCCAGGTGCCCTAGCGGCGATGTCTGATCCCCACCGATCCCCGCCGATGACACCCTGGCGCTTGGGGTATGGGTCTCCCGACCTGATTTAGATCCCCGGCCCCCGTCAAACTGACCTCCATTCCGCAGTCAGTTTTGGGGTTCGGGCCTTGCCGCAATCGGCACTCATCGACGCATTGTCTTCCAGCGGCCTCGTGGTCGCCGCCTCGGCGGGTGTTCTGCCGAGCGGCACCACGGCCGACCAGACCGACGCCGCCGTTGCGCCCGATTGGATCGAGGTGATGCCGGCCGGCACGTTCAAGGGTGTCGATGGGCGCGGCCCGTACACCCTCACCGATGCCCAGGCCGTCGTCGCAGCCTCGACCCACGCCGGCCGTCCCGTTCCGGTCGACTACAACCATCAGACCGTGTTCGCCGTCATCAACGGCGGCGTGTCGCCGGCCGCAGGCTGGATCGACCGCTTCGAAGTCCGCGACGGCGCGATCTGGGCGCACGTCGATTGGACCGATACCGGCGCGCATGCCGTCAGCACCAAAGCTTACCGGTTCGTCAGCCCGACTTTCCTGCACGACAAGAAGACTGGGGAGATCCAGCGGATCGTCTCGGTCGCCCTCGTCAATAACCCGAACATCGCCGAGCTACCGGCGATTGCCAGCCAAACCGGAGACCCGATGGATAAATTCCTCGCCGCCCTGCGCGCCGCGCTCGGCCTATCGAACGACGCCGACCAGGACGCGATCATCGCAGCCTGTAAGAGCAGCGCGACCGAGACCGCCTCGGCGCTGACCCCGCTCGCCACCGATCTCGGGCTGGCGGCCAACGCCAGCGTGATCGACATCGCCGCCGCCGCTCGCACCAAGCTCGCTACCGGCACGCCGGACCCGTCGAAGTATGTCCCGATGGCCGCCTTCACCGAGCTCCAGACCCAGGTCGCGTCTCTGACCGGCGCTGCCGCCCAGGGCAAGGCCGATATCGCCGTCAATAGCGCGATGCAGGCCGGCAAGGTGACGCCCGCCCTGAAGGAATGGGCGATTTCCTACGCCGCGAAAGACCCGACCGGCTTCGATGGTTGGGTGGCGAATGCGCCCGTCGTGGTCAAGCCCGGCGGCCTCACGCTCGGCACGCTGCCGGACGCCAGCGCCGAAGCCGTGGATGCCGCCGGCCTGGCGGTCTGCTCCGCGCTCGGCATCAGCCCCGAAGCCTTCAAGAAGAACCAGGAGACCCGCTAAATGGCCGCGCTCACCGCCGATCGCTACACGCTCGCCCATGACGGCGGCGACTTCCGCACCCTCGGCGTCGCCGCCGGAAAGAAGATCTTCGCCGGCTCGCTCGTGGTCGCCAACGCGAATGGCATGGCCGAGCCTGGCCTGGTTGCCGTGGGCGTCGGCGCGCTCGGCCGTGCCGAATACCAGGTCGATAACACTCAGGGCGCGGATGGTGCCCTGACCGTCAAGATCCGGCGCGGCATCTTCAACTTCGCCAGCGGGGCCGGCACCGACGCCATCACCGCCGCCAACATCACCCAGACGGTCTACGTCATCGACGACCAGACCGTGGGCCTCACCAACGGGACCAATACGCGCAGCGTTGCCGGCCGAGTTTTCATGGTCGACGCGGATGGCGTGTGGGTCGAAATCCTCTAACGGAGCCTGGCGCACCATGATCATCAACCAGACCAACCTTGAAGCCGCGTTCATCGGCTTCAAGACCCTCTTCAACGAGGCTGTCCAGGCGACGCCGGTTTCTTGGACCAGCATCGCGACCCAGACGCCCTCGACCACGGAAACCGAAATGTATCCGTGGCTCGGCCAGACCACGAAGTTCCGAGAGTGGATCGGTCCGCGCGCGCTCCAGGGGCTCTCGACCCATGGCTTCTCGATCAAGAACAAGCACTGGGAAGACACGGTCGCGATCCCGCGCGACAAGTTCGAAGACGACACCTATGGGATCTATTCGCCGGTCATTTCCCAGCTCGGCGTCGACAGCAAGGTCCATCCGGACATCCTGATCTACAACCTGATCAAGCAGTCGAATGCCGTCCTTTGCTACGACGGTCAGAACTTCTTCGACACGGATCATCCGGGCTTCGACGAGAACGGCAACCCGACCTCGGTTGCCAACTATGCGCCCGCCGAGGGCGGCACGCCCTGGTATTTGCTCTGCACGACCCAGGTCGTGAAGCCGTTCATCTACCAGCTCCGCAAGCCGTACCAGTTCATTCCGCGCACCCGGCCCGATGATCCGGCCGTGTTCGACCGGAACGAGTTCGTCTATGGCGTCGATGGCCGGTCGAACGTCGGCGTCGGCCTCTGGCAGTTCGCCTATCGCTCCGAGCTGCCGCTGAACAGCGACAACTATGGCGCGGCGCGCGCCGCCATGATGTCGGTCCGCCGCGACAACGGCGACAGCATGGCGATCATGCCGGACACGCTGATGGTGCCGCCGTCGCTGGAAGGTGCCGGCAACACGATCGTCAAGGCCGACGTGATCAACCAGACGAGCAACGTCTGGAAAGACACGGCGAAGCTGCTCGTCGCTCCCCGGCTCGCGTAAGGGGAACCCGCACCATGCCCGCAACGCATCTGCGCATCACCGCCAAGCTCGCCGGCTTCCGTCGTGCCGGCATCGCCCACTCCAGCTCGGCCGTCGACCATCCGATCTCCAAGTTCACCGAACAGCAGATCGAAGCCCTCAAGGGCGAACCCAACCTGGTTGTGGTCGAGGTCGAGCTGGAGCCCGAGCCGAAGGCGAAGAAATAACCCGCAGCCAGTACCGCCGGGGCCGGGAGGAATTCGCCTTCCGGCCCGTGGCGCCCCAGACCTTGAACAGGAGTTGAATGGTGGCTTACGCGGTCCTCCAGGATCTGATCGACCGTTACGGCGCGTCCGAGTTGACGGCGCTGACCGATCGGACCGGCACGGGATCGCCGGACCCCACCGTGACCGGCACGGCGCTCGATGACGCCACCATGACGATCGATAGCTTCCTGGCCGGTCGCTATCTCCTGCCGCTCCAGACCGTGCCGCCGGTCGTCACCCTCTGGTGCTGCAACATCGCCCGCTTCCTGCTCTGGAAGGACCAGGCCAGCGACGCCGTGACGACCCTCTATAAGGCCGCGATCTCGTCGCTCGTCCTGGTCCAGGCCGGCAAAATGACGCTGGAAGCCAACGCGGTCGAGACGCCCGAGAACGGCGAAACGATCGTGGTCGAGGGCGCGCCGCGCCAGTTCGACCGCCATAGCCTCCGGGGCTTCTGACCCATGATCCGGATGACGGTCACCGTGTTCGACGAGAGCGTGCGCCGCGCCTTCACCGGCATGTCGGCGCAGGCGCGCGATCTGCGGCCGGCGATGGACGAGGTCGGCGCCATGCTGATGACCTCGATCGACATGCGCTTCGAACAGGAGCGCGATCCGGACGGCAAATCCTGGGAGCCGCTGGCGCCCTCGACCGTGAAGGCCAAGGCCAAGGCCGGTCATGAGGCGATGCTGCAATGGTCCGGCCGGCTGCGCGGGTCGATCACGCGCCAAGCTGACAGCACGAGCGTCGAGGTCGGCACCAACATTCCCTATGCCGCCGCCCAGAACAACGGCGCCGCCATTACCAAGCATGCGCAGTCGCGCCAGGTTTTCCGCCGGTTCGCCGAGACCAAGGGCAAAGGCGGCAAGGTCCATCGCGAGCTGCAACCCGGCTTCGTCAAGAAGGACCAGGCCAATTTTGCGAGCTGGCACGCCGTACCGGAACACGCCGTCACCATCCCGGCCCGGCCCTTCATGGGCATCAACCAGGCCGATCGGGATGCCGGCGTCGAGATCCTGCGCAACTTCGTGCTCAACGTCCCAGGAGTTAACCCATGATCGACCATAGCCTGGTCATCGCCCGCCTTGCCGCGACCGGGCTGTTCAAGCAGCTCGGCGGCGCTGCCGAGGCAACCGCTGCGATGGCTGGGACCGTGCCGATCGGCGACGGACCCGCCGCCTTCGTTGTGCCGATTGCCGACCATCCCGATCGGCCGCTGACCGATAGCGGCATCCAGGCCGCCGTCGTCACCTTCGGCGTGCTGGTCATGCTCCGCAAGGCGAGCGACCCGCTCGGCGCCACCGCGCTCGATCCGCTCAAGCAGCTCCAGAACGGCCTGCATGCCTCGTTGCTCGGCTGGGACGGCCTCGACGGCTTCTCGGCGCTCTGGTGGAGCGGCGGCCGGATCTTGGAGCTGCAACCCGGCGCCCTCTGGTGGCTGGAAGAGTATTCGGCCAGCACCGGCATTGCCCCCGATTAGGAGCCTCTTATGAGCGAACCCGCCACCAACACCGCCACGGCCGCCGCCCTCGCCGAAGTCGAGGATGCCGTCCAGAAGCTTCAGGCCCAGGCAGCGCCGGCCCCGACGCTGACCGCCGACCAAGCGCTGGAAGTGTGGCTGACCACCTACATCCGCAACAGCGCCTATGCCGGTGAAACGCGGGTGTGGAATTCGATTTTCAACGGCGTCGCCCAGATCCGGGCCGCCCTCTCTCTCGCAAACCTCTAGGAGTTAGCCACACATGGCGATCCGCTCGTTCGGCTCTGGCAGTTTCTTCGTCCAGCGCACCGACATTCCCAACGCGACCCCGACCAAGTTCGCCGACCTTCAAGACGTGAGCGTCGATTTCTCCGGCAGCACCAAGGAAGTCTATGGCGAAGGCCAGTTCCCGGTCGCGGTCGGCCGCGCGAACGGTAAGATCTCGGGCAAGGCCAAGAGCGCCCAGATCCAATCGCGCGTTTATGCCGACCTGTTCTTCGGCACGACCCTCGTCACGGGTCGGACCGCGCTGGCCAAAGGCGAGGCGGGCATCATTCCGACCGCTGCGGTCGCGGGTGCCTATTCCCTGCCGGTCGCGAATGCCGCCAATTTCCAGAAGGATCTCGGCGTATCCTATGCCGCGAGCAACATTCCGTTTCAGCGCGTCGCGGCGGCGCCCACGGTCGGCCAGTACACGGTCAATTCCAACGGCATCTATGACTTCGCGGCGGCCGACGAAGGCGTCCCGGTCGTGTTCAACTACCTCTGGACCGACACGAGCAAGGGCCAGACGATGACCTTCATGAACCCCGACCAGGGTATTCAGCCGGTCTTCTCGGTCAGCCTGGCGACCCAGTTCACGGGGCCGTCCGGCACGAAGGGCGCCGTGCTTACGCTCCGCGCCTGTATCTCGGACAAGCTGTCGATCGCGACCAAGCAGGGCGATTTCATGATCCCCGAGCTGGACTTCTCGGCGCAGCAGGACGACAGCGGCGCGATCTTCGACTGGTCGTTCGACGAGGCCCAGTAATGAGC